CTAGAGCACAAGTTGTGAAAGCAATATTCAGAATTCTTACACTCAAATTAGGAAAAGCTAATGTCCCTCTTATCGTCACAAATCATACCTACGATGTCGTCGGTGCTTACGTCCCAACCAAAGAAATGGGTGGGGGTAGCGGTCTTAAGTACGCTGCTAGTACGATCATTTATCTCTCGAAAAAGAAAGAGAAAGACGGTAAAGATGTCATCGGAAATATTGTCAAAGCTAAGGCAGCAAAGTCTCGTCTGACAGTAGAAAATTCACAAGTAGAAACGAGGTTGTATTTTGATGCACGTGGACTTGACAAATATTATGGACTATTGGAATTAGGAGAAAAGTATGGAGTCTTTGAACGTAAAGGAAATAGGATCGTTACTGGTAATAGCAGTGTATATCCTTCTGCAATACTTAAGGATCCAGAGAAATATTTCACAGCAGAAATAATGGAGAAACTTGACTGGGCAGCAAGTCAAGAGTACAAGTATGGAACGGAGAAAGTATAATGTTTGCAGGCATGAAACCTCCCTCTCTTAATATAGAGGATTATAAAAATACTACACAAGGATCAGACATTAAGGTACTGTTTCCTTCTCTAGTATTTCAAGCAAAAGCAAAAGGATTTGCAGAACTTCAAGATGAAATTATTGGGTACTGTTATGGTGAACGTGGTAGAGATCCACAAGGTGCATCAGCAACTAATATAAATGGTTGGCAGTCTCAGAATAATTATCATACAAAGCAATCAACTGTACTGGATGTACTATCCAGAGGTCTAGCTACCATTGGTGGATTTAGAGAAGGATTTGGTTTAAAGATGACAGGTATGTGGATCAATATTAATCCACCAGGTTCACTTAATAATGGACATAATCATCCTAACTGTGATCTTGCAGGTGTTATGTGGATTAAAACTCAACCTGAGTGTGGTAAGATAGAATTTGAAAATCCAAATTACTATAGTCACCCTAACATAGCAGGTTATTCTGATGATCTGATAGAAAGTACAGACATATTTCCTGCATATGATTTTGCACCTAGGGATGGTGAGATATTATTGTTCCCATCTTACTTACGTCATGGTGTACACGTTAACAATTCAAAGGAAGACAGGATATCTGTCGCATTTAACTGTGTTTTGGTGAAGGCATGAGAGACGATTTATTTGCAATCCCCGTTAGAAAGTATAACGTAGACAATAACCAAGATTTTATTACCTTCTGTATGAATATATGGAAGGAAAATAGGTTCTCATCTGTGTCTCCTTTTTTATATGGTATACAGAAATTTGACCCTTCTCTAACTCAGATATATACCGATGTAATAGAGCAATTTCTCACTGATATTGGGTGTTATGACACTCATGAAATCACTATGGATGCTATCATTCTTAAGGTGTTAGAGAAGGGAGAAAGTACAGATAGATTTGATACTCTACCAAGTCACTATACTATGATACATTATGTTGATGTGGTAGATGGTTCAGCATCCGATACATTACATCATCCTTCAAGAGCAATGCTTCAAGCATTCAAACCAGCAATCATTGATGAATGGCAAGATGCAGCAGGCTTGTATATTAACCAAGGAGATGCTATAATATACCCATCATACATGGAGCATAGTTCTCCTGTACAAACGGAAAATAGAATTACTTTAACAGTTCCATTAATTTTAAAACTAAATGAACAAGGTAGAGAATCTAATACTTAAGAACCTCCTTCTAGATGAAGTTTTTGTAAGGAAGTCTTTGCCTTTTATCAGGGCAGAATACTTCAATGACCCTCTAGAGAGAAATTTGTACGAGGTTATTCATAAATATTTTACGCAGTATAATGCTATACCTACTAAGGAAGCACTAGAGATTGAAGTTGGTCAATTAGATAATATATCTGACGAACAGCATAAGAATATTATAAACATAATCAGAGATATAGACGAGGAAAAGTCTGAACCTGATTGGATCGTAGATGTTACAGAGAAGTGGTGTCAAGATAGAGCATTGTATATTGCATTGATGTCATCAATTAAGATTGCAGAAGGCAATGATGAACAGAGAGCAGCTGGTTCTATACCAAGTATACTATCAGATGCACTAGCAGTATCATTTGACAATCATATAGGTCACGATTACCTTGAGGACTACGAAGAACGATACGAGTTCTACCACAGAACTGAAGACAAGATACCTTTTGATCTGGAATTCTTCAACAAGATCACAAAAGGTGGGCTACCTAATAAAACTCTCAACATTGCTCTCGCAGGTACTGGTGTTGGTAAGTCTCTCTTCATGTGTCATGTTGCTAGTGCTGCTCTACTCCAAGGTAAGAACGTTTTGTACATCACTTTGGAGATGGCAGAAGAAAAGATTGCCGAAAGAATAGATAGTAACCTTTTAAATTGTGATATACAAAACTTAAATCAGTTACCTAAGATGATGTATGACAATAAGGTGACAAGCATTGCTAAGAAAACTGAAGGTAAGTTAATAGTTAAGGAATATCCTACTGCATCAGCACATTGTGGTCACTTCAAATCATTACTGAATGAACTGGGGTTGAAAAAATCATTCAAACCTGATATAATATTCATAGACTACCTCAATATATGTGCGTCGTCACGTTTTAAGGGCAATGCGGGCAATGTCAACTCTTACTCATACATCAAGGCGATTGCGGAGGAGCTTCGTGGTCTTGCTGTGGAAGCAAATTTACCGATTGTTAGTGCTACTCAGACTACTCGTTCTGGGTTTGCTTCTAGCGATATTGACCTTACCGACACATCTGAATCTTTCGGACTTCCTGCTACTGCTGACCTTATGTTCGCTCTCATTTCTAGCGAGGAACTCGAAGGACTTGGACAGATAATGGTTAAGCAGTTGAAGAACAGGTACAATGATCCCACTGTAAACAAACGTTTTGTGGTTGGTATTGACAGAGCAAAGATGAGGTTGTATGATGTCGAGCAAAGTGCTCAACAGAACTTGTCTGATTCAGGACAAGATGACATGGATAAAATTGAAGAGAATTTATCTAAGAAATTTGCCAGTCTTAAAGTATAATACATAGGTTTGAGAAAGAATTTACTATGACAATAGATTTTGATAAGTACAGTCGTTTCGTGGATGGTGTCACATCCGATTCCAGTAAAGATTTTGTCTATCTTGCTGATCGTTTGGTTGAACTTGACCAAAAGGGTGCCAATATTGAACGTCTTACCACTGCTGGCGTTGGCCTTGCTGCTGAGTCTGGAGAGTTTTTGGAGATTGTTAAAAAGATGGTCTTCCAAGGGAAGCCATGGAACGATGATAATAGAAAGCATCTCATTATTGAGTTGGGTGATGTTATGTGGTATGTGGCACAAGCTTGTATGGCTCTGGACATCAGTTTCGATGAGGTAATTGAAGGAAATATTAAAAAATTAGAGAAGAGATATCCTGGCGGTAGTTTTGATATTCATGACTCTGAAAACCGTGCAGCAGACGACCTCTAAATTTCATCAGGCATTTCCATTACTCATATATGAGAAGAAACTTACTGGTTTCTTGAACGCATTATACAAAGGATTTGAGGATGGTAAATTTGACAACAGTACTGGTAAAATAACAGGGGAATTAAATGGTAAGGTTCTAGTCCATCAGGACTTAAGACTAGAACCATTTTTTAGAGCTGTGAAAAAGTGTGCTGTAGAGTACATGGATCAGTTTGCCATAGACAAATCTACCTACGAGGTAAATTTTGTCAAGACTTGGTTTACTATCTGTGATCCTGGTCAACACTTCCCATGCCACTATCACTCCTGTGCACATGTATCATGGGTGTATTACATACAGACACCTGGTGACCCCTTAATACTACATAAAAAGAACCCTAATGAATGGTTTGGAGATGCGTTTAAACTTATTAAAGAAAATAGATTTAACAACGGTGATGGATATGCAATCACCCCTCAACCTGAGCATCTTATTATGTTTCCTGGTCATCTTGAACACTATACTACTCCTCAACCCAGAGAACATAGAAGAATTAGTCTCGCTGGTGACATCGTTTTAACCCTCAAACATAGAACTGACACAGAATCTGGGTTACTCCCTCCTAAATATTGGAAAAGCTTCTAGTAGGGAATGGCATACCAGAACATTGATCAAAGAGATTTAATAAAAGCAATCAAATCCCGTTCGATTAAGGAAGAGATGGAGATGATTATGGATGTTGCGGGTCAAGATGCTATATGGAGACATGATCCTAACATAAAATATGGTAACTGGGATGGTAAATCATCATTTGGTGTCAAACCAGACCAACCTTGGATCTCACTCAAGACCAGTGAGAGTGCTGTAAGAAAATTGATCACACGATTTAAGAATAGTTACATAGCAGCGAGACCATTAGATGTTAATACAGGTGCTAAACCACATATTGTACTGTTTGTTGGCACTCAGAAAGTAAAGTTTCAAGCAACAGGTAAACTAACTGACTCTAGTGGTAAGAGTGTTAGTGAAGCAACCATGACAGAGATGCAAGAACTTGGTTCTGCCTTTGTTTTTAGGAGAGCAATACAAGATAACGCAACGTGGAAAGATGTAGCTGCATTGAAGGCAGATGATGCTACCATGAATGGTATTAAAGATATATGGAAGAGAGTTGGTAAGGTAAATGAGGTAGATGACACTTGGTTAGAGAACTTTTTTAAGCAACAGAAAACATTGCTTACCAAGATAGGTAAACCTGCGTTCACAGAATTCAATCGTAACGGTGGGTTCATGGAATTTATCACTAAAATAGTCAAAGATAATTTTCATATCAGTGCTAAGGACAACTGGAACCCTGCTGACATCTGGTTGATACAAAATGAGTCTACGTGGACAAAAAGGATAGAGACTGCAGTAAATTCTGGATCAACAGGACGTTCAAAAGCAAAGTCAATTACCGAATTAAATGCTATAATGAGAGTGTTGTTTGCAAATAAACAAGTGTTTGGTATTTCTCTCAAAAAGGTAGCTGCAGGAAAGGATGCACGAATAGAATTTGTGAATGATAAGAGTGAGTTCTTTGCCAACTTATCTAAGTTACGTTTTTCATACATTGCTGCTGACTGTAAGATGGGTAAGAAGAAAGATAAAGAAGGA